ATGGCCTCCATCTATAAAAAGCCGAACAGCCCTTACTGGTACGCACAATACCGCGTAAGAACCGCTACAGGCTGGAAACTGGTCAGGCTGTCAACCAAAATCAAGCATACCCCCGCCACGGTAACAAGGGAAGTAAAAGAAGCCGCAGAGGCCATGGGGAAGCAGCTGAATGTCCTGACTAGGGAACAGGCTATGACCAAGGCACAACGCCTGGCGGACGCCCTTGAATCAACGGCGCGGGCAAACCTGCCGGCCTATCAATTACGCCGGGCCATTTCCGCATTGTCCACGGAATTGACCGGAGAATCTATGGAAATGCCCTCTGTCAAATTATGGCTTGATGACCACATGCGGCGCATTACGCGCAATGGGCTTAAACCCGCATCCATAGCGAACTACAAACAAGCCTTTGACAAATTTCGCGCCTCAATGGGAGAACGTATCAACCTGCCTCTGGATCGCATTACTCCCCTGATGCTGGACGATTTCAAAAACTATCTTCTTTCCCGTGTCTCACCATCTACCGCCAATATTGCTCTTACGCTGGTTTCCGCGGCGTTCCAGGCGGCAGTTGATTATAAAATTATTGAAACCAACCCCTTTACGGCGATTACCAAGCCTCACAAGGGGAAAGCCGTCAAACGGCGGAAATTCGAATTAGAAGAGCTTGAAAAGGTAATGGCCGCATGCAATCCGGAATGGCGCTCCATGGTGAAAACGTGCCTCTATACGGGCGGTCAAAGATTGGGAGACGTGGCAACGCTCCGGTGGTCCCAGGTTGACGAGAAACGAGGCGTTATCCGGATGACTACGCAGAAAAAGGGAAAGCCTCTGATGATTCCGATTTTTCCGGCGCTGAAAAAACACCTGCAGCAACGGAAGAAAGAAGCTCCTGGGGACTTCCTGCATCCTGAATGCGCGAATATTTTTGAAAGCAGGGGATCCGGACGCCTGTCAAATATCTTTAGCCACATCCTGTACCAGTGTGGCCTTATTGCCAAAGACCCTCTGGCTGCAGGCAAAAAATACAAAAAGCAGGAAGGAAACGGCACAGAGACGCGGCGCCACGTCAATGAATTGTCCTTCCACAGCCTCCGCTATACGGCAACAACCATGTTACATGACGCCGGTGTTCCCCCTGCTCTTGTGCAAGCCATTGTGGGGCACGATTCCCGGGAAGTCCATGAAGGATACATCGACTTTGGAGCCAAGGAGTTTACACAAGCCCTTGAAAAGCTTCCCAAATTGTAGCACTACCTTAAATAGTGATATCATGTTTTAAACCTCCCTGTAAGTCGTGGCGGCAGCGTCCCATTTCAGGTCAATGTAACCAATCTCCCCGAAACGGTTCTTGCCGACGATGATTTTCGCCTCTGCCGGATCTGCATTTTTGTCCATAACGTACGGTCTGTAGAGTAACAATATCTGATCAGCGTCCTGTTCGATAGACCCTGAATCCCTCAAATCGGATACACGGGGAACCCCGGCTTCCTTCCCGGCGCGTTTCTCCGCTTCCCGGTTCAACTGGGCAAGCACGATCACCGGAATATTCAGTTCCTTGGCCAGAGCCTTGAGGCCGGCGGAAATCTCCGACACCTCCCGTTCCCGGGAAGACTGGCGTCCGGTGGGATTGGCAAGCTGCAGGTAATCCACGCCGATGCACCTCACGCCGTGGTCCGCCACCATACGCCGGGCAGTTGCCTGGATCTGGTCAATCCTCAAGGCGCCCCGGTCGTCCACGAAGAAAGGCAGGCTCCTTACCTTGCGAACCGCGTTGGTGAAAGCATCCTGCTGCCACTTGGTCAGCTTGATGCCTCGGCGCAGATTGGCCGCATTGATTTTGGACATGCCAAAAAGCGTGCGTTCAAGCAACTGCTCCTTGGACATTTCCAGAGAGAACATGCCTACTGGCACCCCTTCGGCGGCCAGATTGTACAGAATGTTGGTCATGAAGGAAGTCTTCCCCACGGCCGGCCGAGCTCCGATGACCACCATAGCCGTGTTCTGTAAGCCGTCCAGCATCCTGTCCAGGGAGGGGTAGCCGGTAGGAAGCCCCTTGGTCTGTCCTGGATTCTTGATGCGAAACTCCAACCCTTCCACCACCTTCTGTGTGCCATCAGCCATGCGCGCCACTTGGGCCACTCCGTAACTTTCCCGCAAGGAGGACATCACCTTTTCGGCTTCCGCCAGCACTTCGTCTTTGGTCAGGGTTGGGTTTTGAAGATTTTCCAGCCCGGAAATGAACAGGGATTCCACATCCCGCTTCTTCTTGGCTTCCACCAGAATCTTCACGGAGGGCTCGAACTGGAAATGGTAGGCAAAGCTGGTTGAAAGCTCGACAAGCCCGGCGTGACCTCCTACGGATTCAAGCTCGCCGGCGGCTTCCAGGTGCTGGATCAGGTCGGTGATATTGACCTTTTCTGGAGTCTTGGCCAGAGTCTCAAAGGCGCTCCAGACCTTCTGATGGGCCAGAAGGACAAAATGAGCCTTCGTGAAACCCTGTTCGATCAGGGCGGCTACCTTGTCGGCGCCGTCAATGCAGTTGCCAAGAACGGTCTTTTCGGCGTTGAGTTGTGTTTCTGTAAGTTGCATAATGGTTTTTCTTTTTGAAGGTTAAATGTTTTTTCTAAATCTTGGATCGAAGGGGTCGCTTTCCTCTCCGGGTAGTTGCCCTTTGGCATCAAGATTTCTTGCCCAGCGCAGGGCGTAGCCCAGGGCATTGGCTTTCCAATCGGCAATGGGGCAGGAGAATTTGTCCACCCAGCCGGAGCCGCCCCGGTCCGCCCAGTATTGCAGGGCGCATTCCGAAACGTCCCTGGGGAGCAGCTTCAAGCGGCATCTGGCTACCTCGTTTTTCAGGTAGGCTTCCACCTCTTCCGGTGAGGAAGGAAGAGGAAGTGAAGAACGAGAAGGAGCCGCAAGCGAGCCGTCAGGCGCAGCTTCCTTCGTCTCCGTCTCCGTTTCCGATTTCGTATACGTATTCGTATTCGACTCCGTCTCCGTATAGGCGAGCGGATGACGGTCACGTGACTGACATGTGTCTGACACATGGCCGTCATCTGACTGACAAACGTCAGTTTTTTCTTCATCAGGAGCAGGAAACTTACTCTTCTTCGCCCTGGTCCTTTGGTCGAACTGCAAGACCTCCAGATAACGCTTCCCTTCGACACCGTACACCCTTACAAGACCCGCGGTCACACAAGCGGTGAGCCACTTTTCTATGTCCTGGTTACTGACATTGCCTATTTTGCGAGGCATTATCTTTCCGATCAGTAGAGGAGGGTCGGCGTGATACCGTCCATAGTCATCTACAGCAAGTAAAAGACGATGATAGAAGCACTCTTCCACCCAACTCAGCTTATCGACCTTGTCGGATGTCAGAAACCCTTCCCTGATGATTCTATTAGGCATGTTCTATGGTTCAATCAAACGTAGTTCATCACACCTCTTGCGGACGTAATCCAGCACCGTGCCGGCGTCCTGGTGTTTGATGCAGATCAGAAAGCCCGGCTTGCCGAACTTCTCTACCCAAAACTCTATTTCCGGACCTGTAAGGTCAAAATACACGCCGTAGCGGCCTGTACGCCCCAGTTCCCCCTTAATGCGGCAAAGCTCCTGAATGCAGCGGCGTTCTTCCTGTTCTGGTGTTTCCATAGGAAAGCAAACTGCCTCATTTTCAACTCCAGCACGGATGCCGCGGCCTGATTGGTCAATATAAAGGTGCTTCATCGCCCCCCTCCTTTCTTGGCTCCCAATTGCAGGAACTTGCAAGGCTATTGAAAATCATGCAATTCTCGCAAATCGCGGAACCATCGTCTTCTTCCAAATAACTACAAGTCCGGCATTCCCTTTTCTCCAAGGGCACCCACACCCTGCATGCGGCTCGCTTCTGCCAAGCGTCCCTAATGGCATCTTCAACGCCGTACATTATCCGGGGTTCGCCGTGATAATCGCTGCATTCCTTAAAGCATTCTGTGAAGCGCATGAGGCTTTTCCGCTCTTTCAGGATGCCGCGGGCTTCCCCATAGGCCAGGATCGTTTTCTGTTCAGGCGTCAGCTTCATGCGAGCCTCCTTTCTTCTGCATGATTTCTGCCAAAGAATCCAAGTGTGCAGCGCAAAACCTAAAATATCGGGCCAATTTTTGCGCATCTTCTGGATATTCTAAACAGTGCCGGATGGAGAATTCAACGCGCAGCAGCCCGCTTTCGGGCAAGGTGGTTATCAGATTCATCCCTTCTTCGAAATTCAGTTCAGTTCTCATTGCCGACATCCTTTCATGCAAGCCGTACACCCCTGGTCAGGGCCACGCAAAGAACACTTGTCGTTTACGCAATCTTCACAGCGTCCAAAACTCAATTTAGGGGAATGAGGCGTCAGAGCATCCCAGCCTTTACGGCGGTCCTCAAACACGATTTCCACCTTGCCGGCCCTATCCAGGTCATGCACGCGGTCAATCCCGGCGCAATCCAGCGTCCGGTCGTCAATGCCCAGGGCCTTGCAAGCTCCATCCAGATACGCCTTGCAGCGCGCCAGGCAATTATCCGCGTCCGGCTTCGGTCCCTTGAAAAACCAGATCACCCGGTAATGCGTCGGCATCATCCTCCGGCCATTCAGGGCTTCATAAGTCCTGCCCCAGGCTATATTCCGGGCGCGGCTCTTGGCAGCCGTCTTCTTATAACCGGCCACAATGGCCCCCCTCTGCGTGAGAGGGGCCTTGGCATTGGGAGACAAACACCGCGGCGTGTGGGGCAAGGTAATGGTCAGCGTGGTCATCATGCCGCACCTCCTTCCACTTCCTTCACGGATCCGTCAGAAACCTTCACTTCCGCGCATCCCGCCAGCGTCTTACGCAGCCAATCCTTGGACTCGGCCACCTTGGCGCCGGCATCCGCAGCCTTACGCACGGAATGCACCAGCTTATCCAGATCGGTAATCCCAACCTTGCAGCAGGCCGTAAACGCCTGCGCCGTGATGTCGTCGGGGAACAAACCGTTAAGAATTTGAAAAGCCGCCGCGGCATCCGTCACCGTAAACGCCTTCTTGCCGGGAGCCAGGACCAGACCGGAAATCTCCACCTCGGCCCGCAGGTCTGCCTTCACCTTGGACTCCACGGCAGCCGCCCACCGCTTCGCCAGTTTGGCAAGATCGTAGGCTTCCCTCCGTTTTTCGGGAGACCATTCCTCCCAGGCCGCCGTCAAATCCCCGGACGTCACCTGCACCAAAGCCAGCTTCACCGCCGGGCAGGAAGACTGGGCCCGGCAATACCGGCAAGCCTTCTCGCTGGGCTTCAACGGGGCGTGCTCATCCTGCGCCTGCTCAATGCAGGCCCGGAAAAACGCCCGCGCCTGCTCCACGCTCTCGCGGGTGTACCGGCAAACGGCAGGCTCCTTCCGGCTCGCGTAAGGCTGCAAAATGCACACAAACACCTCGTCCACAGCTCCATCCTCAAACATATCCATCACCAGCACGGCCAGGGCGCTCAACTGCAAATTGCACTCGGCAGCCGCCACAGGCAGGCGGCCGAACTTATAATCCACCACCAAAGCCCTGCGGGTACCCACGGCAACCATATCCGGCTTCCCGGAAAACAGGCGGTCGCCGCGCTCAAACAACCGGACTTCCCGATAACGGCTGACGTCCGTACTTCCCAGGTATTTGTTGCACAGAAAATCTTCCATCTCGCGGCACCAGGCAACGGCCTCGGCGTCCTCCGGGTCTTCCGGCGTTGTCCCCTGTTCCATGCAGGCATGCAGCATGGTTCCCATGGCGGCGTCCTCGCTCTCTTCGTCGTGAGGGCATTTCCTTTCTGCATTCCAGCTTCCGGGGCAGAGGAAAAGCCGCTGCATCCCGCTCGCGCTGGGCAGCCCCTGACGTTCATCCTTGATCATTTCCATTGCGTCCATCATCGTCAACAAGTCAGGGTTAATGCTCAAAAGAACCAAAGGAAGGCACATCCTCCGGCACATCCAGTCCGGGAATACCATCTTCAACTATAGGCGAAGGAACAGAAGGGGAGGCAGGAGAAACCGAAGGAATATCAGGCTCCTTGGTCTGACTCTGCTCATCCCGTGGAAAAACATCCTTCACCCTCACCAGCCCCTCGGCAATGGAATTAAAAACCTTCCCCAGCCTGATAATCTCCGGCTTCGTCGTCTCCTCCAAACCGTGCCCCAGATTCTTCTCAAGCTGGGCCCGGGTCACGCCATACTCGCGGAACTTCGCCTCCATCGACCGGATCATATCGGGCAAGGACCGCTTATCCCCACTCTCAAGAGTCCTCCCCACTACCTCCAAAGCCTCCTCCGTCAACCAGCCCGGCAGCACTTGAAGAATACAGGCTCGAATTCGGCGGGAAGCCATATTCGCGCATAACTCATACACGTCCCGTTCGCTCTCCAGGGCAACGCGCTTCATCACCTTCCTGCCCCCCTCATACTCGTTCTTGTCGCGGGTATGATTCACGGTAAAAGAAATCTCGCGGCGCACGTTAGTTTCCTTGTCAAAGCAGAAAGCCACGCACTCGGAGACCATGCAGCCCTTGCCGTCCGCACCCTTCGGATCCCAGTGCCGGGCAACCTCCTTCCAGCCTGCCTCCGCATTCCCCCAGGCCCCGATCAGCGCCTCCGCCAGCCGGATGCTGGGCCCTTCCACCGTCGTTCCCCCGCGGGGAAAAGCATACGTGGCGGACTGCGCCAGCGTCAGCCGGGAACAAGCCTGGTTCATGCGGGTCGTCACTTCGGCCAAATCCCGCGGAAACTGCTTGGCAATCCAGATCGACGCAAGCACGGAAGTAACGGCTGCATTGCTCGTCATGGCAGCCAGGGCCCCGCCTCCGGCGGAAGCCTGAACGGCAAACGGATTGCCCGGCGCTTGATTGGAAAGTTCGTTTGTTGTATTGGTATTCACGTTATTAGTATTCTATTGGTTAGCTATTGATAACAGGCCGGGGACCAGTTGGCGCTGGCCCCGGCCAACTCACTTTATCGGTCGATTTCTCCGGTGAAGGCGGATTTCGTACACCTGCATACGGCGCCGCGGTAAATCCTGTTCTCCGGCAAATCCTTCTGTAACTTGTCGGCAATATCCTTAATCGCATTGCGTTCCGGAATATCTGCCCGGATAAGCTGATAGATGAAGAACAGTTTCCCGTCAGCCAGGCGCACACGCAGGCGCACCTTGATTTCATAGGTGGTATCTCCTTCGGCACCCCGGACAACCGGAATCGCAATGGCGAACTCCGTGGGAATATTCAGCTCGCCGCTCTTGGAACCCACGGTTTCATCATAGACCAGCTTCGTTTCTCCGTCGCTGGCCCGGTAAGCGCTCTTGAACTGAACCTTGCGATTCATATCAAACGTACTGGCAATGGTCAGCATTTCGGAAGGAGAAGGATTGGTAACGTCTTTGCTGTTCTCTTCCAAAAACTCGACAAAGTCCTTTTGAGACATGGCCTGTCCGCTATACCGATTCCAATTTTCCCATTCCGTAGTTTTATGGAGGCGCATAACAGCAGTATGGTCTCCCCACCCAAGCCCCTCTTTAGAGTGATAGTTAAAGACTGCATTTACCAGGTGATCAGAAACATAGATCACGCTCTTGACACCATTTTCAGAGTCCTCTGCTTTAACGTGGTCCACCAGAGTTTCCAAGTCCAGCAATTCCTCATATCCAGCCTTGCGCGGAGGATTGCTGGACAAGCCGACCAGATGATATAGCGTGTAGCCTTCCGGCACGACGGCGGCATGACCATGCGCCACTTCCTGCACACGTACGGCTGCCAGAGTTTCTTCGTTCAAGTTATCCATATAATTTTTCTATAATGTTTATGTTGTTATACAGGGTTGTTGGAAAACTTAAGCCTGCTTCACCTTCTTGGGAGTATCGGTGGCATCAACATCGGCAGCAGCCGGGAATGTCACCTTCACAGGAGCATCCAGGTCCAGTTTCCCCTGGGCGGGGTCGTCCGTATGCAGGGCGCCGGAGGTATCGGCAAACATAATGCGCGGGGCAATCGTCGGATCCGGGATGCTGGCCGTAACCTTGGGTTCAATGACTACTTGATTCACGCCGCCCTTGCGCTTCACGGACAGCTTAAGAGTCAGAGATCCATTATTCCCGGTTGCCAGCACGGCGGAAACAAGGCTGGTCATCTTAGTGTCCAGGGCTTCCAAAAGGGCCCCTTCGTTAATCTCGGAAAGTCCTTCGAAAAAGACATCTCCGGGTACTTGTCGTTTAGTTACTTCACTCATGATGCTATCTATTGGTTATTGCTTTCCACGATCCGCGTGGGGCGGGACGGTTTTGATAAACCGTCAAAAGAAAGGATTTTTGCGGTATTCTCTTTCATGGCCTTGGAAATACGTTCCACGCACCAGAGGGTGGCGCCCCGCTTTTGATGCGGCAGACAGTCCTTTTTCATGATATCCGGTGACGTCTTCGCCAGTTCATAGAGCCATACGCGGCCCTTGCGATGCCGGAACTGGGGCAGTTTGAGAAGCTCTTCCGCACGCAGCCAGGTTTCACCGCTTGTTTCAGGGCAATATTTCCCCTCCATGATCGCAACCAGGCGGTCAATGCGGGCAAACAATCCTTCTATCAAACGTTGATCATTGGCGTCCATTATCCTAAGACGATTTTTGTTATTGTGTAAGAGGCGCAGACGATGAAGGCCGCCACAGCCACACAGGCAGAAGCGATTACCAGCCAAAAGAGCAGATGCGCCACGGTCTGGTGCCGGCGTGCCCTGTCTCTGTTCTTGCGGACTTGCAGGAGGCGAAGTTCCTTCCGGGGATCAAGGGACTGATAGGGGCTCTTCCCTGCCCTGTCCGGAATACCATTGATGTGTTCACGGGCACAGGAAGCGCACAGGCAACGGCAGCAATACGCATTCCCTTTGTGGTCTTCGATAATGGACCAGTAAGCGCCCCTGCCGGGTTCCCGCCCGCAAAAATAGCACAGGAACGGCATGTTGCAGTCCGTGTTGGTAATGGTTTCCTCCATCCCCATATAGGGCCCATGAAGGATTGGCCGCCGTAGCCGTTGCAATGTCACATATGGATTCATTGTCACAGAGCAGATTAAAGTTCGTGCCAACCGAGTCGGATAAATTCGTCAATCAGGGCTTCTTCCATTAGGCTGCGGGCTTTTTGGATTCGGAGTTCTTTTTCCGAGGTTGTGGACTACGGTCTTTTGCCTTCTGGCGGAAATCCATGATGGCGCCGATAACGAGAGCCCGGCCGCTCAAGCCTGTAGCGGCCTGCGCCTCCCGGAACCACTCCCGCACTTCTTGCGTTTCTTTTTTCAGGTTGATGATCATATTCGCGTCTTGCGTGCTGTTGATAACTCAATAAAGCACGAAATGTGCTATTTAGTCAACCCGAAAACACGCTTTTTGAGATTGCATGCATTATTTTTTTATTGCTAATCTGCACGCTTTGTGCAAAATGCGTACATGCTCAATGCAAAAGACATCAAAGACTGGTTAAAAACCATCGGCAAAAACCGTGAGTGGCTTGCTGAAAAAACTCTGGTTAGCAAGAGAACTGTTGATAATTGGATTACAACAAACCGCCCCATTCCTCCCGCCAAACTCGCCCTCATTGAAAAATTGATGTCAGGAGAGGAAGAAATTGAGTTTGAGCTTCCGCCAGACTTTGAAAAGCAACTCCGCGCCATGGCGGATGAAATGCACAAAAATCTTGAAGACATGGTTTCCCACATCCTTCAAGTCACAGCCAGGGCGCATCAGAAAAGGAAAGCAGAAGCTCCCAGCCAGCAGTTTACCCCATTAGAACCATTACCTGCTGCATCTTTCTTGGATCAGCCTGTCCCGGTCATCGGTAATATCGCTGCTGGCGCATTGACGCCGGGTGACAACATCCCTTATCAAATTAAGACTGATTACCAACTCGGAAAAGGGGAATACGTCTTACAAGTGGAGGGGAAATCTATGGAGCCTGTCATTCCTGACGGATCTCTGGTGGTCATGCGCAAGCACACCATTCCTCCCATTCCTAAAGTGGGAACCATTGTAGAATACAACGACGAACGAGGGGTGACGCTCAAAAAACTGGTCCGCAGGAAAAACCCGGAAACCGGAAAAATGGAATACGTATTACATCCACTTAATCCCAACTTCGGAGACATCGAACCCATGGACGGTGGAAAAATTTCGGCTGTATTCGTGAATACTCTTACAAATTATGAGAAAATGACTTCTTAATATTTTTCTGTCTACTCTATCAAAAATATTATAGTATCTAAGAAAGAACGTACATGCCTACCACAAACAGTATTCTTCGTTACCCAGGAGGGAAAACGGCTTATGCATCACTGTTGAAAGAGGTGATACATCTAAATGGCTTAAAAGGGTACGCCTTGGCAGAATGTTTTGCTGGAGGTGCCGGAGCATCTCTGAAGCTTCTCTTAAACAAGGAAGTACCTTCAATCATCCTCAATGACTATGACCCTGCCATTTATTCTGTTTGGCTGGCCACTATTCGGCATTCGCAACAACTTATTGATTGGATAGAACAAGTTCCAATTACGATTGAGTCGTGGAAAGAGCAAAAAAAAATCTACAATATGTCGCCTTGTCCTTCATTTGAACTGGGTGCTGCCACATTATTCCTCAATCGTTGCAACCGTTCCGGTATTATTCAGGCTAACCCTATCGGAGGAATTAGGCAGGAAGGAAAGTACAAACTGAATGCCCGTTTTAATAAAGAAAATCTAATTCGTAAAATTGCAAGGATTGCAACTGTTGCTGATAACATAGAACTTTACAACCTTGATGCCATAGATTTCATTTCTCATCTAAACAATTCCCGACATTCCGTTTTCATCTACTTTGACCCTCCTTACTACAACAAAGGAGAATCCTTGTATATGAACCATTATAATCATAAAGGACATAAGTCTTTGGGTACCGCTATCAAAAAATGCAGGCATCCATGGCTTCTCTCCTATGATGACTCTCCTGAAATAATGAACATTTACAAAACATACCCTATCTACAAAAAAGAGCTCCTCTACACCATCATGCCCCCTTCCAAAGGTAGGGAATTAATAATCACTCAACTTGACCTTCCCGAACAAATATGCTTGGTTTGAGGCACCCATGTGTCACCTTCCTACAAATTCACCACAATCCCCTTCTTGCTACAAGGTTACCAAACTCATTATCAAGCAATTTAGGCGCTTGAAAAATCAGACTATTCCTATAGGTCCCCATATTACTCTTATTGCTGGCCAAAACGGAACTTCTAAATCTACACTATTAGGTCTCATTGCCCATCCCTTCAGCTGTAAGAAAGATACCAATTCAGTGTACGTGCGCCACTATAAGAACATTGACTTGGACAGCATCAGAACGATTAATAATAAGAAATTTGAATCCGATTACACTCAGATGTTTCGTTTTTCGAATATTCATGATCTTCCTGGAAACCATGAATATAGTATTTGCATAGAGGGTCCAGATCTGCTTGACCCTCAAGGATTGAGTGAATTTGGAATTCCTATT